CATGCAGCAGGCCGTCTATCGCAGTTTCATCTCGGCTTATAAGAGGGATAGACTCCTCTGTAAGCTGATCGGGTTTGACGATCAAGTTCCTAACCAGAAACTCGCTCGTCAAGGTTCGCTTGATCAGCGAACCGCAACACTCGATTTGAGTGATGCTTCCGATCGTGTCTCGAATCAGCTCATTAGGGAGATGCTGGATCGGTGGCCGTTCTTAGAACAGGCCGTCGATTCAACACGTTCCCGAAAGGCTGTCGTAGGAGGCAAAACCGTAAGGCTAGCCAAATACGCGTCGATGGGTTCAGCACTTTGCTTCCCAATGGAGGCAATGGTCTTTACGACCTTGATCTTCTTGGGAATTCAAAGATCGCTTAACACGTCACTTTCCCGGAAAGACGTGAAACGGCTTTCCGGCTCGGTGCGTGTCTTTGGGGATGATCTTATCGTCCCTTCAGACCATGTACTGTCTGTCGTTCAAACCCTCGAGCATTTCGGTGCTCGGGTCGGTTTGAGCAAGTCCTTCTGGACCGGAAGGTTCAGGGAGTCTTGCGGAAAGGAGTATTATGACGGCGAGGACGTTAGTATCGTCCGCGTTCGTCAACCACTCCCAACACGGCAGCAGGACGCGATCCCGGTTATCTCGATGGTATCGCTCCGAAACCAACTCTTTATGAGTGGTTATTGGGGCACCTGTCGAGAGATGGATAAGGAAATCCGTCGGATTATTAAACATTTTCCGACAGTTTCCCCATCTTCTGGGATGCTGGGCAGGGTGTCTTTTCTGGGGTATGAAACCCAGAGGCTGCACCCAAGCCTCCATAGCCCTTTAGTCAAGGGCTATGTAGTGGAGGCCAAACCCCCAAGTGATAAACTTGAGGGGGCTGGTGCCCTGCTTAAGTGTTTACTCAAGCTAGGCAACCCATTGAGGGGTGACGGGTTTCACAACCCGACTCCTTGGTTGGAGCCTGGTGCGTCTGTGGGTGGTCCCTTTGGGATCACGCACGATGCCACCCTGTGGGTCGCCACCCCAGGGAATGATGAGAAGCACTTAGAGCGTACTGGACGCCCTCAGCGCGTCAGCATCAAGCTGAGGTGGGGCTCACCCTACTAATAGGTGAGTTGGGCCAGCTGGCCTAGTGGGAGAGACCATATCTCCATCCAAGGGTTAATAGCCCACGGTAAGGGGATCGTCTCCGAGTGGGTGGTCCGCGCCGCGCTTCTGCGCCGTGCGGTGCCGCTCCGGGAGATGCACTATGGCAGTGC